GGTGTATTACAATTGATAGTTGGAGCTATTTCAAAACCTGGTGAAATGGCTTATAATACGGAACTTTGTATTAAAGTGCCTGCATATGATAGACATACCGAGATTGTGAAGTTTATGAAAAGGCATTTTCATGCTCACTCTCGTTGTGGTTTTTTATCTCTTCCTGTTGGAGATATTGTAGGCACACATACTGACCAAGGCACATATTACTTAACAAAAGATAGATACCATCTTTCCATACAAGGCCGATATAAGTACCATTGTGGTGATGATGAAGTAATTGTGGAACCAGGCACACTTTTTTGGTTTGATAATAAAAAACCACATGGAGCTGAAAACATTGGCGATGAATTAAGAATTACTTTTGTATTTGATGTGCCTCACCATAAGAGTAATCCATAACGGTAAATATGAATAAAACACTTGACATACACACGATATAACTGTATAATACGATATAAACAATTGAGGAGTTTACATGAGCATTTTAGATAAATTAAAAAAGAATTCAACAATTAAAGAAAGCTCAATTCTTTCTAAATCAAAATTCTTTAACGAAAAAGATATGATTACTACCGAAGTGCCAATGATTAATGTGGCATTATCAGGTAGATTAGATGGCGGGTTAACACCAGGCCTCACAATGTGGGCAGGCCCATCAAAACACTTTAAAACCGCATTTAGTTTGCTCATGGCAAAATCTTACATGGACAAATATAAAGATGCCGTTTTATTATTCTATGATTCAGAATTTGGAACTCCAATTAAATATTTTGAAACATTTGAAATTGATATGGACAGAGTATTACACACACCACTCACAAATATTGAAGAACTCAAGTTTGATATCATGCAACAGCTTCAAGATGTTCAGCGAGGCGATAAACTTATTGTTATCCTTGATTCAATCGGTAACTTGGCATCCAAAAAAGAAGTTGAAGATGCTCTTGATGGCAAATCAGTAGCTGATATGTCACGAGCAAAACAAGTTAAGTCCTTATTCCGTATGGTCACACCACACTTAAACCTTAAAGATATTCCAATGGTTGTAGTTAACCATACTTACAAAGAAATCGGTATGTTCCCTAAAGATATCGTTGGTGGTGGAACAGGTTCTTATTATTCTGCTGATAACATTTACATCATTGGTCGTCAACAAGAAAAAGATGGCACCGAAATTGTTGGTTATAACTTTATTATCAATGTTGAAAAATCAAGATACACTAAAGAAAAAGCAAAGATACCAATTGCCGTTTCTTTTGATGGTGGTATTCAGAAATATTCTGGCCTTGTTGATATTGCAATTGAAGGCAACTTTATTTCTAAACCAAGTCCTGGTTGGTATGCAAAGATTGACCGTAAGACTGGTGAAATTGGTGACCGTGTTCGTTTTGATGCTACACAGACTGACGAATTCTGGAAAGACTTACTTAATGACAACGACTTTAAAGAGTATGTGAAGAAAAAATATGAAATTGCCTATAGCAACATTATGGGAGAGGATAACATATCTCCTACCATGGAATCAACCGAAGATGAAGAAGTATAAAGAAGGCGTTGATTACCAATTCGTAGATTTCAACGATTCTGATTTGACGGGTATTGGACTTCTTATAGAAGAATACAAAGGAGTCCTTTACCATTATCACAAAGCTAGAGTTGTTGAAGAAGGTGAAATTGCCAGATTGCAATTCGGTTATACCATTGTAAATCCAGGTGAATACGACATTGACACCTTGACAAATGATGAAAAATTGCATACCATTATGGGTGACATCTTATCAGAAATATTATTGAAGAAACAAACACACGATGAACAGACTAGAACAGACGATACTCAAGAACCTGATTTATAATGAAGAATATACACGAAAAGTTTTACCATTTGTTCGTGCAGAATATTTTTCAGATAATAGTGAACGCTTAGTATTTCGTGAAGTATTTGAATTCATTCACAAATATAAAAATCCACCAACACACGAAGCCCTTGTAATTAATTTCACAGAAAAGAAATCACTTACCGAAGGCGAAGTATCTAGTGCAATTGACCTTCTCAAAGAAATCAATCAAGGTAAAAATGAACCAACCGAAATACAATGGCTCATTGAACAAACAGAAAAGTTTTGCCAAGATAAAGCCATCTATAATGCTATTATGGAATCTGTTGGCATTCTTGATGATAAAACTGCCAAAAAATCAAAAGGTGAAATTCCTAAATTATTAAGTGATGCTCTTGGTGTAACATTTAATAATAATGTTGGCCACGATTATATTAATGATTCAGATGCTCGTTACGATTCTTATCATGCAGTAGAATCTCGTGTTCGCTTTGACCTAGATTTATTCAATAAGATTACCAAAGGCGGTCTACCAGTTAAAACATTAAATATTGTTTTGGCAGGAACTGGTGTTGGTAAATCTCTCTTTATGTGTCATATGTCAGCCGCAGCTCTTGCACAAGGCCTCAATGTATTGTATATCACTATGGAAATGGCTGAAGAAAAGATTGCAGAGCGTATTGACGCTAATTTGCTAAATATTAATCTGAATGAACTTCATACAATATCTAAAGAAGATTATAATCGCAAGTTTGATTCCGTGAGAGCTAAAACAGAGGGTAAACTTATCATCAAAGAATATCCAACGGCAGCTGCCTCTGTGTTACATTTCAGAGCTCTTATCAATGAACTTCAACTTAAAAAAGGTTTTGTGCCTCAAATTATTTTCGTTGATTACCTCAACATATGTACCTCAGCACGAGTTAAACCTGGTGCTAATGTGAATACTTATTCCTATATCAAGTCTATCGCTGAAGAACTTCGCGGTCTTGCTGTAGAGAATAATGTGCCAATTGTGTCCGCAACGCAAACGACAAGGTCAGGTTTTACAAACTCCGATCCTGGCCTTGAGGACACCTCTGAATCTTTTGGTCTACCAGCAACCGCTGACTTTATGTTTGCTTTGGTGACCAATGAAGAACTTGAAGGTCTAAATCAAATCCTTGTTAAACAATTAAAGAATCGTTATTCTGACCCAAGTTATTATAAGCGATTTGTAATTGGTGTTGACCGCTCAAAGATGAGGTTGTATGATGCTGAAGTAACAGCACAAAACAGCCTTGCTGATTCTGGCCAAGTAGATGATAAACCATTAAATAGTTTTGGTAATCGTGAACGAAGTTATAATAAAAAATTTGAAGGGTTTAAAGTTTGAAATTAACTAAAGAACAAGGCCTTCATTGTGCTAATGTTTTCTCTAATTATTTTGATAGATTTCAAAGAATTGACGACTACATTCGTGACCAGAAATTAAACTCATTATCAGATAGACCATTCGTTTTACCTGGTATGGGACCTGAAGAAGATTTATTTTCAGATTTCACTATCCATCCAAATGATATGGAATTTGAGCTAGTAGAATTACCTCAAGATAATTGGGACATCTACCTTAATATGATTTCATCCCATTCTAATATGACCAGTATTCCCGGCCGATGTTTGCGTTTGGCTGTATTAGAAAAGAATACCGGTAAATGGGTTGGTTTTATTCGCCTAGGTTCTCCAGTTATTAATATGAAACCTCGTAATGAAATGCTTGGTGGTGTTTTTTCACAAACTCCTTCATCCGCCAAGTCTTTCAACCAAACCTCAATGATGGGGTTTGTGATAGTGCCAGCACAACCATTTGGATTTAATTATCTTGGTGGTAAGTTGCTGGCCGCTATCTGTTGTTCTCATTGGGTTCGTGAAAAGTTAAATGCCAAATATGATATGAATACTTGTTTGTTTGAAACGACAAGTTTATATGGCTCATCTAAATCATCATCACAGTATGATGGTATGAAACCATATTTAAGATTCAAAGGGTTAACAGATTCAGAATTTCTGCCAATGATGCACGGTAAACCATATGAAGACCTCAAAAATTATGTTGAGGGTATTCTTGGTGAAATTGTACCGGCAGATGCCTCTTCCCGTAAACTCAAAATATCAAACAAAATTATATCACTCACTAAACAAGCTCTCAAAGGTGAACCTGAATATGAGAAGTTTATGGCAACCATCACTAATGCCTTAAATCTTACAGAAAAGAAAAGGTATTATACCTCAAACTATGGGTTCTCCAATTTTACAGATGTTGTTATGGGTAGAACTGACAAACTCATTCCCGATAAAGAAAACTATGATAAACACCATCTGGAAACGATTATAGACTGGTGGAAACGCAAGGCAACTACAAGGTTTGAATCATTACAAGCAGAGAATAGATTAAGAACGGAGATTGAAGTCTGGACCTCTGGAAAAGAACTTGACATTATTCGGTAATTGTGTTAGCATAAATACACTATTACAAGGATTTTGAATGGCTATATCTTACTTATCGGGCGGTCAACAGACAACGGTCAATTCTACAATTACAGAATTGTTCCCAGCACTCTGTTTTAATAATGGCCTTAAACCAAGAAGTCCTGAAGCTTTAGAACAAATGATTCGTTCTATTGACTTAAAGACACCAAAGTCCCGTAAGACATTTGTTACCGAAAGTAATCTAAAAGCAGGTAAAGAATTCATTAATCTAATTGATAAAATTAGACCTAATATGCGTGAAGAAAAGATTCAAAACGCATATGCTATTTTACAATATCTTTATGATATGCACAAAGAAAGACCCATTGATAAGGTCGTGTGGGGTTACCGTGAAAAACCACAAGATATTCCAGGTAACCATGCAGGTGATGTATTCGTTTTCTTTAAAGACAAAGCAAAGAAACCAAAAAGTATTGGTGTATCATTAAAGGCTGGTTCTGAATCATCAGCAGAACCAAAATTAAACAGTTATGTTAAAACTACATTGACAAAACCGATGTGGTTAAAATCAGCACCAAGAGCTGTATCAGACTTAAAGAAAGAACTTTGGAAAGATGTATATTCTAAAATACCTGGTTTATCAAAGTCTATTAATGCAGATAATTATTTTACAAGTGTCGGTACAAAAGATGCTACTAAAGCAAATCCAATGCTTATTGAAAAGATGATTGACTTCTTTGAAGCCAATCCTAAAAAGTTTGATGAACTGTATGGTGTTATGAACAAAATATGCCGTGAAAAGTTATGTTCAGTTATCAATAAAGATTTAAAAGCTACTAAAGATTGGATTAATCAAGAGTTTAGACTTGAAAAAAAAGATGTTGAAGTTCCTTTGATACTTGTTAAAGCTATTCGTGACAAATACAAAGTTGCTGG